ATGTTTTAATCTGGCAAAATGCCAATCAAGCTCTAGGTTTTTAAGTTGTTGTTTTTGTATATCAGTTTGAGTTTTAGCAGCGTCTTTACATTGTTTAGTTAACTGTCTATCTAGTGGAATAGAAAAGTTCAAAGTTATACCAGTACCTAGTGCGTAACTATCTTTATTCGTTCCAGAATAATTCTGCTGGTAGTACAAAATGTTACCTGGGTTGTCAGGTGTACCATCTCCTATAGCATTACCATCATCATCAAAGTCACCAACTATATCTGTTGGATCGTACACGGGTGTTTCATAATAATCCCGAAAAGGTTTTCTAAAGTTTGAATTAAAAGTTGTAAATGGAGTTATGGTCATCATTGCTCCCTGACATACAACCCCACCTCCATATTGGTTTGTATGAAAGCTACCATTATTTACATTCCAATTCTGATTAGTAACAGATCCACTGTTACTTTGGCTAACAGCATTAGCTAAGACTTTTACAGGGCTTAAGATTATTGCGAGAACACAGAGGTAGTAGTAGTAACGGATTCTGTTGTTATGTCTCTTTGGATTGTTGTTATGTTCTGTAAACCAGCACCATGATATGTTTCTGTAAATTGAAAAGATTCTCCAGATGTAGGATTTGTTTGTGTCCAGTTTGGTTTTGTTGTCATATCTAATCCTGTCCATTTATAAGTTGTACCTCCTACAGTTCCATTAACTTCAACTGCGGTAGCTGCCATATCTCCTCCATCATGTGATATTCCTGTGCCTGTAACTGTATATTCGTAGCCTGTCTTAAAATCTTTACTGGTAATACTTTCTGAGAGAGTACTGGTCGTATTTGTCGTACTCGACATAGTTCCTGTTGTAAAATTAGGAACCAAGTTTGCATTAGCTGGTAAAACATATATGAAAAACAGTAATAAAAGCTTCCGCATAGCTCATCAGTCTACAGTAACTGATGTTGTATATTGTCCAGTAACGGATGTACCTGCCCCACCTGCTGTCATACCAATTACATGATTATCTATAGTACCGTCTAAATCTCCTACAGTACCTCCAGAAGTACTTGTTAAATCACCGAAGGGGCTTACTTCACCTGTGGTCAGAGTCGTAGCTATCGTATCGCCAGTAGTGTGAGAAACTGTAACGCTAAAACTTTCCCCATCAGTTAACTGAGATGCAGTAATTGGTGTATAAGCAGCCACCCCAGCAGTCGAAGCTCCTAGTCCCCCCAAACTACCTGCTGTTGTACCATCTGTTGTGGTAACTCCTGTTCCAGAAATACTGTATGAGTTTCCAATACGATCTGCTGCCGTAGCTGCTGCTGATACCTCTAGCTTGACTGATGAACTGATAGATGACGTTATATCAGCAAAACTTGCTGTTGGCGTTAAAAAAACCAATAATGCTAGTAGTTTTTTCATTTTGTTACAGTTTTATTACTTTTATTATCCATAATTTTAGCAGAATTGCCACTTTTCTTCTGTCCAACGGAAATGCCGTACGAACCTAGCACCCCACTCACAAGTCCAGCAGTAAACGCACCATCAATTCTTACCTTGCCCATATATCCAAGAGTCATCATAGATAAACTCCAAGTTAAAATTAAAAATCGGACACTATGACCAAATAAATCACCCCAATCAAAACCTTCTTTTGTTTCTTTATCTTCCATGCGAAAACATAATATATACTATAAGCATATACACAAAAGGTTAAGAATGGTTGAAGTCATAGCAGCACTGGGTGGAGCATTACTTACAGCCTGTTTTGTTTCTGTTGGTTCTATTTCTTATAGAGGTAGACAATCACGAGATGACCTCGTGCGAAATACAACAGCCATAGAATTATTAACAGATAAAATAGATAATATGCATGAAGATATGCGTGAAGTATTTCATCGTCTAAAAGAAGTAGAACTAGCAGTTGTAGAACTTAAACCAAGAAGATAAAAACTACCTTAAGGGGATCTCAACAAAGTTGACCACTACTTTGCAATAAGGTAGTTATGTCAAATTTAACATTCTTTGTTATGTTTGGAAAGTATGACATAACTTTTACTATGTTAAAAATCTTAAAGCCTATCCTTCTAAAGTTCTTTTCTTCTTCTGCAATAAAACAACTTATAATTGATCTTTTACGTTCAATTTGTAAACAAACATCAAATGAACTGGATGATCAGGCTGTTGACTTTTTAGAAAAGCAACTGTTTCCTGGTAGGACTTTCTAATGAAAGATAAATTTATTATTTTTGCTGAAGAGCCACCAGTTGAACTACAACTGTCTGTAGAAATGCGTTGTAGAGAAGTTGAAAAAAATCCTGACGTAGATTATATACGCAGGTATTGCATAAGTCTTATAAGAAACAATGCAAAAAGAGATGCTATGTTTGCTGCAACATTAAAAGAATTAGCAGAGGCTCATGTAACTATTGCAGAACAAGAAAAAGCACAAGTAGTGCATTGGTGGGTGCTTAGAAGAATGATAAAAGATTTTTTTATATCTATAGTTTTGTTCTTTGTAATTAGATTAAACAAAGCATTACTAACACTTAATAATAAAATAAACAAAAAAATATAATAATTTGTTAAAATAAAGATGCAAAGTTATTTGAGGATGCTATGCAGCAGTCCAAAAAAACTAGATTGCAAAAACTCAGACAAGAAGTCCGTACTTGTTCTGATCCCTATGAGTTAACAGCTATGTTTGCCTTAGAAAATGAAAGACTAAGGCAAGAACTGGCAAAGTTAAAAACTTAATTAGGATCAAGTCTTCTTTTTTGTAGTTTCTTTACAGCTTGCTGTCGTTTTGTGGTCAGTAATTTATATAAAAAGATTCGCCAATCAGAAGGGCATATCATTTTGTTCCTCGTCTTGTGGTACTGCTACTGATACAGATCCTGATAAGAAACTTGTACCTTTTTTAGATTCACGACTCCATGCACTGACAGGAATTTTTATTACCTTGTCACCTGCATAATTATCTGCACCTTCTTGTTGTACTAACCAATCTGCCAAAGCAGCAGCATCAGATAATAAAAACTCAACAGAACCACTCATGTCAGGTGATTTTTCTGATTTCTTTTCTGTTGTATTGAAAAGGACTAATCGTCCTTGAAAAATGTTTTCGTAAGCCATTTAAAGTATGTGATAGTGGGCAAGGATAATCTCGTTTGTTAACGAGGACATAGTAACTTTTTGATCAGTTATATATCGTTTCTGCACTTCTTGCTGCATTTTTTTATATGCTTGTTGAGTAATCAGTGCATTAATACGAACTTTTGGAAAGTCTTTAGAATCTTCCATTTTCAAGCTCCTGTAAACAGTTTCGTAATTGCAAAACTGTCATCTGCTGTAATTTTGAACCACCGCCTTCTATCTTATATTCTTTTGCTTTTGCAATAACCCATAACTTCTTCTGTTCATCATTAGTCATCTTGACATTTAATTCGTTCATTATCATGTCAACAAGGCTGTTCTTGTCATACTTCGGTTTGTCAACTTTTTTATATTCCGCAGGTTTTTCTTCATTCTTTACTATTTGTAAATGTGGTTTGTTATCGTCAATCTCTTCTTTAGCCCATAATTCATAACCTAAAGAAAACTGAAACGCACAATGTGCAGCAAAACCTCTTCTTTGTGTATCTGATATTTCTCTAGCATCAACAAATTCTCTTTTTAATGCTTTTTTATTATTACCCATTATTGGAAAAATAAAATCAGAATACTCATTACCTTCTGGATCTTTAAAATAAAAAATAAAATACAAAGAACCATCAGGTGCGTCAAATAAAGGATGACCATCTTGTGGGTTTAATCTGCAATGATGTGACCAACCAGGACATTCTTTATTAAATATGGCAGCAACTTTTGCCCATGCCATGTACTTAGCTTTAAAGCCAGTAGGAAGTTGATGTACATCTTTTATCTCGATGACACCTGCTAAATTTTTTTGATTAACTTTCATAATCTAAATATCTCTTATATGTATGATCATGTCAAGCTCATATATTCATATGTTAATAAAACTTGCTTTTCCACAGGATGATGCATAATGATGTAAACAGATGCAAACCGCATCACAATGCATCACAATGATGAAACGAATTACAGTAGCTATTTCTGAAGAAACAGAACAAAAAATCAAACAAAAAAAGCCCGAATACCTGTCACTGTCTAAATTCATAAATATGATTTTAGAAAACAACATTGACAACCTTGACAGGGTAGGTAGACTAGCCGTGTACTCTGTCGGTGCGGAAAAGATATCTAATCATATAAATACAAAAACTTCCCTTCCTACAACCGAAGATAAAGTACATACTGAATCTTCTAATTTTTCTTTAAAAAAAGAAAATTTAAAAAATTCAATCACCGTTTTGGGGGAAGATGTCGGAAAGGAGTCTGAGGAAAACCCTAAGAACACCCCTTTACCGTACGATTTTAAGACCAGTATTCCTGATAAATTAACACCTTACACTGATAAAATTACCGCATTCTGGCAGGTGAAGAAAGGAACAAAAAATAGACTTGCTTGGTCTTTACAAATGTTGGAACTTGAAAAAATATTAGATAACTTAGGAAAACAAGTTCTTGTAGAACAACTTGATCAAGCTTGCATGGCAGGTACTTGGAAACAAATTAATTACAAGCGAACTATTGAATATTCTGATACAAAAGAAGAAGTGAAAGTAAAAAAACATCCCAACAGTCGTGTCTTTACTGCTAAGGATGGTTTTATATCATGAAACAACTTCCTCTTATACAAATCAACCCTGTCAATGGGGATAGGTATTATGTAAATGAATATAAACCTAGTTTAAAATATGCTTCAGTTACAAATATTTTATCTAAGACTGTTTCTAAATCTATGGCATATGCTTTAGGAATATGGAAACAACAACAGATTGATAATGGTTTAGATCCTGATGTTGAATTACATAAAGCAGCAAAACGTGGATCTGATTTGCATGATTGGACAGAAAAATATTTAAATGGTGATACTCCCCGAGTGCCAGAAGAGTATAAAGATTATATTGATAAGATACAAAAATGCCCTATATGGAAACATATAGATGAAGTGATTTGTACAGAACAAAGAGTTTGCAGTGATAAAAATATTATTCCTTTTGCTGGTACATTTGATGCATTGTTAAAAATTAATGGACAGACAGTATTGTTTGATTTAAAAACTAAGAATGCAAATAAATCTGTACCGACAGGAGAACTTACAAATGAAGCATTATGTCAAATGCAAGCATATCGTATTTGTCTAAAAGAGAATCATGGTATTGAAGTAAATAGATTTATCGCTTTGTATGTATTTCCAGATCAACCTGCATTTCCTGTTCATGCAAGTGGAGAGGCATTAGGGATCTATGAAAACTTATGGATAAAGCGATTAAGAACTTACGCTGAACAACAACTATGGCAATGACAAGAAGAGAACAACTCTTGAAACAGGTAAAGGAACACGCAGAAAAGATGCGTAAGTTTCAACAAGAGTTTCATAAAAACATGAGCGATAAAGATAGCATGACAAGTAAAGACTTGCAGTATATGAATGCAGTATTTGAACAAATGAAATTAGACCATGAAAATTTATTGAAAGAATATTACAACTACAAAAAACCTACATTATGAAAGTTCTTGTAGCCTGTGAATATAGCGGAAGGGTAAGAGATGCATTCAAGGCAAAAGGACATGATGCTATAAGTTGTGATTTACTTCCAACAGAAGTTGAAGGTAAACATTATCAGGGAGATATTAAAGATATTATTTATGATGGTTTTGATTTGATGATTGCACATCCTCCATGTACACATCTGGCAGTATCTGGCAGTAGACATTTCTGGCGTAAAGAGAAAGAACAGAAAGAGGCTTTAGATTTTGTCAGGTTTCTTATGGATGCACCGATAAAAAGATATTGTTTGGAAAATCCTGTAAGTATTATCAGTTCCAAAGTCAGACCATCTGATCAGATGATACAACCTTATATGTTTGGTCATGGCGAAACTAAGGCAACCTGTTTCTGGCTTAAAAATTTACCATTGTTAAAACCTACAGAATATGTGGAAGGTAGAGTTCCTAGAGTATGGTTAGAACCACCTGGTCCTGATCGTTGGAAAAATAGAAGCAGAACTTATGAGGGTATTGCTAATGCAATGGCAGAACAATGGGGTGATGAGAGTAAATTACCAACACCTGTAGAGCAGCTTTCCCTATTTTCTTGACAGTGCTACATGATGCACTATAATATAAAATACAATCTCTTATAAAATGAACGTGCCAATTCTTGCAGAAAAGCATTTGTCTAGAGTTGTTGAAATAAAACAACTTATTGAAGACTTGCAAACAGAACAAAAAGAAATTTATTCTGAACTAAATAAATTTTATAGTGATGGTCATCTTGATTATTTAAAGTCAAGTTCTGGCAGCATTACATATAAAAATACACAGTTTATTCATGTTAAAGGAAGAGTTACTTATGATTACTCTACTGATCCTGATATAAAACAAAAACAATTAGAGTTACGACAACTAAAAAAATGTGCAGAAGCTATTGGTATTTTAGAGTCAAAACAATCTCCTGATACATGGAGAATAAAAGATTTAGAGGTACAACCATGAAAAACAAAAAACCTAATTTGCCTAAAGTATGGAATAAGGCAAAAACAAATGATATTCCAGATGGAGCATTATGGTTTAACCCAGATCAACCAGAAAAGCTTAGAGGAAGAATAAACGGAAAGTGGGAAGAATTAGATCCATTTAAAGATTTAGAAGAAAGAAAGGTAAAAAAACAAAAGGAAACAGAATGACAACTAGAAAGAACTGGAAGTGCAGCGAATGTGGGGAACTTGGTTTTGCTGTCTGTAAAACCTACCCTAAAGAAAACTACACATTACGTTGGGTGAAATGTAAATCATGCAATATCAGTGTATTTACAAAAGAAGTAATCATCAGCAAAGAAGATGTATCTTGGAAAAATGTAAATTATCAATCTGTATTGGAGCTAAAAGATGAAGACTAAAGAACGTATTGACCAGGCATACAAAAGAATAAAAGAATTGTTCTTGCTGATAAATAATTGGACTCGGGGAGTCAAAGAAACTAATAGTGAATATGTAGAGATAAAGAAAAGAAAACAAGAAATTATTGATGATTTATATATAGAATTAGGACAACTAAATCAGATATGGACTGAAAAGGAGTTAGAACTTAGCGATAAGGACTATGTTGTTAAGTTTGACAATATAAAGCAAAGAATAAAAGAACTTGAGAAATAATTTGACAGTGCAACATCTTGCACCTATACTAAATATTATATCTCTTACAGCAAATGAATTTAGAACAGCAAGTCAAACATCTAGACAAACATTATCGTGATGGAAATGCTTTAGTGTCTGATAAACAATTTGATCAATTAGAAAAGCAGTTATTAGCAATTAACCCTGACTCTGACTATTTTATAAACAGAGATGCATTACCTTTACCTTCTCTAGAAAAAGATACTATAGATGATTTTATAGATGATTTGCAATTAGATACTCTTATAATGATCGAGCCTAAGTTAGATGGTTGTGCTATTGCAATAGAATATATTAACGGCAGACTACATCAAGCTATTACTCGTACAGGTTCTGATGTTACAGATAAAATACAAAAAATACAGAATGTACCTGATGTTATAAAAACAAAAGACACAATGCAAGTAAGAGGTGAGTTATATGCACCACAACAGACAGGTGCTATTTCACAAGGTAAGTCTGGTGGTTATCTAAGAGCTAAAGCAGGTGACCCTACAGGTCTTAGCTTTTGTTCATTTCAGATAATAAATGCAAACACAGATCATTATGATACTCTTGACTATCTAAAAAGATTAGGTTTTCAGATACCTAATTTCTCATTGTCAGAATTACGTTTATTAGAAGCCTATAGACAAATGTGGATTAAAGATAAAATATTTAGTGATCAATATCCTGTTGATGGCATTGTAGTAAAAATAGTATCAAGACAAATACAATTAGATAGACCTGACTACTGGCAGATGGCTATTAAATACTAATGACAGAAGTTAGATGGATGACAGTAGGTATACCTGTTCCGCAAGGATCTAAACGTCATGTCGGTAATGGCATAATGATTGAACAATCTGCTGGCTTACCTGCCTGGCGTAATCAACTTATATACGACATACAGAAGGCTGCTCGGGGAGTTAAATTTGATAGTGGTGTAAATGTAACCCTAGACTTTAGGTTTCCTCGTTTAAAGTCACATTATAGAACAGGTCAGTATGCTCATTTATTAAAAGATGATGCACCAACATATAAAATATCAAGACCTGATATTGATAAAATTATTAGAGCCGTTATGGATGCCATGACATATTCTGGTGTTATAAAAGATGATGCGAATTGTTATCTAATAATGTCTCGTAAAATGTATTGTAATGACAATGAACAACCTGGTGTATTTGGAATTATCGCAGATACGCAAAAGTGTGATAATATATAAATAAGAGATTCTTAATCGTCCTGTTTTAGTTTCATTTACAGGGCGGTTTTTTTTGTCTGTGTATAATAATAGTATGGTAATAAAAATTAAAACATTTGATTCTGCCAAAATTGTTGGCGAAATAAATGCAATAGAAAAACAATTAATACCTCGTGCTGCAAGAATAGCTTTAAATAGAGCAGTATTTGATGCGACAACAGCACTAAAACAAGAAGCACAAAATAAATTTAATAAAGTTAATTCATATACTTTACGTTCTTTTTTATATGAAAAGCCTAAAAAAATTAGTAAAAATACTATAGAAGCAAGTGTTTATATTTCACCAGATAAACGTCAAACTAATAGAACTAGTGATTACTTAGCACCTCAAATTTATGGTGGTACAGCTTTTAGAACAAGATTTTCTAGAGGTTTAGAAAGGGCAGAAACTTATATCGGAAGAGATAGTACACCAATTTTAAAACGTGATGAAATAATGGCTCCAGCAAGAAAAATTACACCATCTACATATTCAGTAATTATGGGTCAAATGAGAGGAACTTCAAAACCTAAAAATAATAGATATTTTTATATGGGAGAGAAATCTACTAGAAAAAGTGGATATACAAAAGGAATTTATAAAAGACAAAATAAAAAACTAAAATTAATGTTTGTACAAATTAAAACACCTAGTTTTACACAAAGAAAATTTGATTTCTTTGGTGTATCGAAAAAAACTGTAGAAAGTTCTTTTACAAAAAATCTTTTAAAAGAAATTGGCAGGTAAGTTCTTGCGAGGTATCGGTTTAAGGCAAAGTTCTTGCGAGGGTCTGGTTTAGTGCAGTTCTGGCAAGGGTTCGGTTTAGGGCTGTTACGGAAAAGGGTCGGTTTAGGCTAATTTTTTTTGTATCAAGCAGATACACTTAACATTTTACAAGGGCAAAAACGTAGTCATAGCAAGGGTTTTACTCACATATTTAATTATATTTAGTCATAAACTAGTTATTAACAATTTATAACCCTTAATTGTTAAAATTTAGATATTATTTTAAGACGCCAAAAAACACGCCAAAAAATAACATTTTATTTTTCTAATTTATAGGTTAAAAATGTAATTAAATATATGCCTTAAAAACTACAATAGAGAATATAAAAAAACTTGTAAATATACCAGGGCGAAAAACTGCCTATAGTTGCGGCAGTAGTGGACAATTTACAAATTGTCTTTTTAACTTGCCTAGTGCTATATATAGGACTATATTAATTATTAATAAATCAGATATTTTTTAAATCTCTTAACCCTGGTTTATTATTTTCTAACTATGGAATCAATTAATCTTGAATTAACAGACAAGCAAAAACAAGCAATAAAATATATTGCTAGTGAAACAAGTCGAGATTTAAACACTGTTTTAAGTCTCGTAATTAGTGAGGGTATTATTTTTCGTTTTGGTAGTGTTTCAGATTATAGAGTATGTAATGCTGATAAACTAGGAGACGAAATAAAAAAAGAATCAGATTACAGATTAGGACATATAAAAGACGAAATAAAAGAAAATACAGAATATTGTCTAGTTAATGGCACTAATGAAAAAAGCATTGTTAATGGTAACAGTTGGAATGATAGCGAGGTTAAAAACAATGATTAAACCAAATGAAAAAATAGTTCATTTAATTAATGGACTTATGGCTTTAGACTGTGTAGACGATAAAAAAGAAAAACAATATATAGAGAATGCAATATATAAAAGCAAAAAAGAATTAAATATACAAGAAATTATAACGGCTTACCATGCTAAGGAGTATGTATTACAGTATTTAGAATACTTAAAAAGCATTAAATAAAAAGCTTTTTTTATAAATTTATCCTCTTAATAGTTGACAAGTGCAATATATAGCACTATATTAATTATTAAGAGGCTTTTTTATGCCTCACAATCTCTTAAAATTATGAAACTTACAGTATTCTTACTTCTTTTTTCATTAGTAGGGTTTACAGGTTTACAGGCCTTTAACACTCTAAATGCCTACCAAGAAGCCCAGTTAAACCGCCTAAATGCATATTTAGAGGTTATAAACTAATGAATAAGCCACAATTGCCAGTAATTAAGCAAAAAAAGCTTATTACTACCAGGTTAATAAAAACATTACCTAGTTTTTTAATAACCTTAGAACACGATAAAAAAGCATTAAGGGCGGTTTAATGATATCAGAGACAAAACATAAGACTTTTAATAAGTCTAAAATTGACCACTACGGCCATATTTTAACAAGTTCAAATGAACTTGATAAAATTATTAAACCTTATGATTTGATAGATATTGCTTATAAAACATCTTGGGATTTCGGTAATTTTTACGGAATTGCAAATGGTTATAAACTTATAGAATATCGATCATGGGAAATAATAAGCGATCAAAAATATTGGTTTAGAGTACAACGCCCAACCCATGAAATAGAGAATAGTGATATTAAATATCATTTTTCTATTTATGGCTTAGACATATCATGTCTAGCACTATTTCAAATGTATACTGGCTTAACACCTCTAAGCAATCAAGAATACATTGAAAAGCATTATAAAGAGCTTTAAGCCCTTTATTAATCAAAAAACTCTTAAGCCCTTTTTATAGGGCTTTTTTTATATCTCTTTAAAAAATGAAAAAAAATTATTTGTTTTCTTTTACTAAGAAAACCGCTAATGCTAAATTAGGGCGTGGAATGAGTGCAACTTATTCAAGCTCTAATACTTGCCCTAAGGCTTGCCCATTCTTAAAAAATGGATGCTACGCCTCTGAGGGTTTTTATACTCGTTTACACTGGCAAAAAATAGACAGTGGTGAGCGTGGGATAACATTTAATGAATTAATAAAAAAGATTAAAGCATTAAAAGAAAATTCAACCCTACGTCTCAACGTGGCGGGTGATCTCCCAGGCCATAACAACAAAATAAGCCCTACATACTTAAAACAATATATAGAGGCTACAAGGCATATAAAGGCCTACACTTATACACATTATCCTATTCACATTCATAATAATTTAAAACTACTTAAACAGGCCAACAATTCAAACCTAGTTATTAATGTTTCAACAGAATGTGAGAATGATGCTATTAAAAGTGTAGAAAATAATTTGCCTACTGTATTAGTTGTTAAATCTACTGAAACTCGTAATAGCTACAAGTTAAAGGACGCTAAGGGCAATATAAAAGGCACTGTTTTAATATGCCCTCAACAGACTAAGGGCGTATCATGTACCGATTGCATGGCCTGTTATAACCGCCCAAAAAATATAGTTATAGGATTTAAAGCCCATAACGCCACAAAAAAAGTAAATGAAATATTAGAGAAAATAAAACAATAATATAATATAAAAATTAAATAAAACTAGCCCTACATATTAGGGCTTTTTTAATGCCCTTAAACCATATTAAAAGGGCTTTTTTATTGTCAAAAAATAACCTTAAATATATATAAATTAATCAAAAAATAATAGCCCTTACAAGGCCGTAACCAGGGCAAAAAATAACTACTTATTGAGAATTTAAGCCCTGTCTATGTGTAGCATATCTGTTACATAAAAAACACAAAGGTACTTACTTTGCAGTGGTGTCAAGGATACTTTCCATG